AACTAGGGCTTGAAGAGGAACAACCTATAGAATTTCTAGAATTAGATTTAGAGGATATTGATGAGGACTTTAAAAATCATACAGTAGAAGATTTACATGAAAATTTATCTAATGAAGCATTACATGCTATACGCAGACATAAAAAAGAAAGTGCTGAAATTCCGTTATCTAAATCAGTTACTATAGATAATTTGTTAGGTAGGAAAAGAAGGTTGTTACTTGACAATTAATTCAAAGTCTGCTATAGTATGTCCCAAATGTTCAGGTTTTATGAGTTTAAATCTGGATAATGATTTACATTGTATAATGTGTGGAAAAGTAATAGTATTAGTAGTAAGGAGGGAATATGATTCCAGAAGAGGCAAAATCAGAGATAAAAAGAAAAAAGGCAGAGGGTCAGTCATGGACGAGTCTAGCAAGATGGATGAAGGACGAGTACGGAGTAGACATCCATCGAACAACAATTCAACGATGGCACGACAAGGAGGTCTTTTCAGAGTTCGAAGATGATATAGATGAGCTAGATTCTTTTGCTGAGTCAGAAGATAGAATTAGACTTGATAAGAAATTAGCTACTTATAAGTCAGAAATGACTTTTTATAAGAAATTATATCAACAATCACTTAAAGACTCCACTAAAAAAGAAGTTATAGTAGAAGCAATTAAAGATAATGCTCCTGCATTTCCTAGAGTAAAACAATCCTATAATCCATTTATAGGTAAAAAAGATGGGGTAAAAGGTAATACACCTCAAGTAGTTGTAGCTCCTTTATCAGATACTCATGTAGGAGACCATGTTAGTTTAGAACAAATGGCTGGATTAAACAGTTATGATATAGATATCTTTAATAGGCGTTTACATGGTTGGGCAACACAATTACTTAACTTAGTGGAACTAAGAAGAAACACAGCTCCTATAGATAAACTTATTATTCCTATGCTTGGAGATATGGTTAGTGGAGACATACATGAAGAATTAGCTAGGACTAATATAGATAATTGTATGCAACAAATGATAAGAGGAGCTAACTTAATAGCTCAAGCTTTAATGTTCTTAGCTCCCCATTTTAAAGAGATTGAAGTTCCTTGTGTTGTTGGTAATCATGGACGTATGACTAGAAAGCCTCCAATGAAAGATAAGTACATGGATTGGGATTACATGTTATATCAATGGGTAGCAGCCTATCTTAGAAATCAAAAGCATATAAAGTTTAGTATTCCTAAGACATTCCTTAATTCTTTTGAGGTATGTAATAGACAGATTTTAATCATGCATGGAGATTCTATATCAGGTGCTGGAAGTAATATGGCTATAACAAGAGCTGTTACAGGACTACGTTCATTCTTACAGTTCCGTAAGAACTTAGAAGATGAGGTAGAAACTCCACTTAGACCTAGTTTAACAAGTCAATTTGATTCTGTTATGATGGGACATTTTCATAGGATAGATGAAATTGATGTGGGTACTGGAGCTATTTATATTTGTGGTACAATGAAAGGTGGAGACGAGTTTGCTGCTCAAAAGTTACATACTATAACAAAGCCTAAACAGTTAGTTACTTATTGGCATCCTGTATATGGTAATGTAGGAAGAGAAGTAATATATCTAAACAGGTATGATGAAGATAGAGAAGTGTTTACAGATGTTTTACCGGAGGTTTGGATTAATGGATAAAGAAATTTTAGATGTTCGAGGGGAAATTTGCCCTTATCCAATGTTAAAAACAAACGAACAACTGGATGCTAACATTAAAACACTTACTGTTATAACTGACCATGCTCCTACTTTAATGACCATTCCTCCACAAGCAGTTAAAAGAGGATACTCATGTGATATTGAAGAAACATCACAAGGAGAGTGGACATTATATTTGACGAAAGAATAATGGAAGTTAGATACATTATTAAAGAAGAAGCATCTTCTCTTTTAGAACCGTATCATTATTTAACTAAACAAAGCAAAGGGTTCCGTAGTGGTTATAACTATGGAGCCTTTATCAATAATGAATTGATGGCTGTATGTATATTTCATAATCCATCAGTTCCTGAATTAGTTAAAGGATGTTTTGGGTTGAAGAGGAATGAACAGAAAGGCATTTTTGAATTAGGTAGATTAGTAAAACGCCCTAACTCAGAGATTATCCTTTCTCAATTTGTAGCTAAAGCTATGAAACAATTAAAAAAGGATACGGAAGTAAGAGCAATACTAAGTTATGCTGATTCAAGATATCATGCAGGATATATTTATCAAGCATTGAATTTTAAATATTATGGTCTTACAGCCGAGAGAAGTGATTTCTGGTTCGAACAATCAGATGGAAGTTACATTAAACATACAAGGGGGAAAGTAAAAGGTTTTAAGGGAATCTGGAAACCTAGAGCTAGAAAGTATAGGTACTTAATGATATTTGATTCTGCATTACAATCTAAATGGGAACAAGAAAATTATCCTAAAAAAGATAATATTGAATATAAAAATTAAATTTTATAGTATAATATAAAATAGGAGTTTTTTTATATGCCTAAATATTTTTTTATGCCTTCAAATTTAGATGCTGTTTTGGATGCAGATTTTTCTGAAGAAGAATATAAGATGGTAGAAAAACAGATTAGGAAGGCCCTAAGAAATATAGGTAAGAACCTATTAAAAAAAACTACTGAAGAATATAATAAATATAATCCTGAGATAGGTAAGAGTTCATTTATTACAGGTAAAGGTTCAAATCAATATCAAGGAAAAATAAAGCTTGGATATTCTCATAAGGAGGCTTCTGATATAGAAGAGGGTACAGAGGTTGAACAAGTTACAGGTGTATATGTTCAAAGGGTAAAAGAGCATAAAAGAAAATTAGGTCAAGGAGGAAAACCTAAAACACGAAAAGCAAGAATGAAACAAGCTATAACATCTAGATTAAGGAAAAAACCTCCACGAGAAACTAAAGTTAAATCTCATAAACGAGAGTATAAAAATAAAAAACTAGTCCAATTAAAATCAGGCGAGTGGAGAATAGTAGGAAAACTTCCAGCAAGGAAGGGTAAAGGATATTTAAAAAAGGCTATAGAAGAATCTTTTGACTCAAATGCTATAGCTAAAGAAATAAAACAAGCTATGGCAGGAATAGCTCAGTAAAGGGAGGATAAATGGACAATCTTAATGTAACCAAAGAACAAGAATTTATAGTGGCTAAACATTCTAGAATGGTAGGTAAAGTATTAGACTTAATAGAAGCAGCTCTTCCAGAAGGAACACAATGTGAGAGTCTAAAAAAGTTAGTACAAGTACCTATATATGATTTTAGAAATGATATTTTACGTTTAACTACTGGTTCTATAGATACAGATGACGATTCTAATTAGGTTTTTTTAATCGTTATAGTATAATATTATAGGGCAAATTATAAAAACGCCCACAAATATAATATAAATCCCAATAGTCGGAGGTGGCTTAGACCAACTGTTCGGAGAAATAAATAAATACGAGGAGGTATTTAAGTATGGCAGATGTAACAGAACGCATCGAGAAACAGATGGAAGGCACGAATCTTGCTTTAGCTGCTGTAGCTGAAGTTTTACAAAAGATGGATGCTAGATTCTCAGTAGATGAAGAATCACAGATTAGAAAGGCAGAGGCTAAAGAAGCTGCTAGTGAACGACTAACTCTTGTAAAAGAGATTGCTTCAGAAGTAGTGGGATTTCTAAAAGCTGACCAAGGTTTGGATGTTGATGGACTCAAGACTCGTAGTGCTGCTAAAGTAAAAGGCACAGGCGATGACAATGAGAAACCAGCAAATGTAAAAAGTAATATTGCTGACCAGCAAGCTACTATTCAAGCTATGAGGAAGCAGGACGAAGAAGAGGAAGAAGAAGAGGAAGCACCATTTCCACCTAAAGGTGGCTACATGAAAAATGTAGAAGAAGACGAAGAGGATGACGAAGACCTTGATAAAGAAGGTTCTGAAGAGTATCCAGCAGAAGAAGAAGAGCCAGAAGAAGACGAATTAAAATCAATGGCAAAAGAATTACGCAAGATGAAAAAACAAATGCGTCTTCAGAAAGCCACTATGGAGAAAACTATCCAAACCGAAGCAGAAAGTAGACTCCGTAAGATGGGATTCCGGGAAGAGAATAGTTTACAGAGACCTCAAATTCTAGGTGTTGATGGTTCTACCCCAATCGTAAAGAAAGAAAGTGGAGAGACTGTTGACCAACTCATGAATTTGTCTTATAAACAGCTTCGTGACTTACAAGCCCAGATAGAAATGGGTAACACAGATGGAGTTCCTAAAGAACTTATCGGTGGAAACTAAACTAAACAAAAATTATAGAATATAGGAGGAAATAACTATGGCTAATAATCCATCCCTTTCGGAATATTTATCGCAGTCACAACGTGGATTATACCAGTCTGTATTTGGCCCTGAGTACTTAATGAAACAAACGTACTTTACGGTTGACTCTGCTACTGGTATATTTAACACCACTTATGGCCGTAAGGTATGGCAAGCTTTGAACAACCAAACACGTTTCTTCAATGCCATTCCCAGAACAGTCTGGGGTAATACGGCTGGTTGGCGTGTTAGGACAGATAGAGGTTCTGGTCGCTCACGACCTGTAACTGAAACTGGTTCTCTTCCAACAGTCGATATTTCCAACATAGAAACCGTATCGAGTTTACCTCGAATAGTTTCAACCACATTCGGTGCAAGCGTGAAGTCAGTCTTCACGGCACAGCTTGAAGGTGGCGTTGGAGACGTATTGGCATTGGAAAATGAGAATGCCCAGCTTGACCATGTAAAAGAAATCAATGAGGAGCTACTTGCTGGTAGTGCTTATATAGCATCAGCAGGAGCTTCAACTACGTTCACAGTTCCAGCAGCTATTGCCAAGAACTTTAAAATTGGTGATGCAGTATCCACAAATGATGGTGGTACTATGGGACGAACTTCTGGTTCTGTTATCTCAGCAGTCAACACTTCTTCTGGTGTAGTCACTATGGCTACAGGTACAGCAGTTGCTGATGGCGACTTGATGACAATTTATAGCAGAGCTGGTATCACGTCAATTGACGATGTTGTAGCAGAAGATGCTATGACAGTTGGTGGAGCTTCTAACGGTGCTGAAGTAAGAGCTTATGACCTTACTCAGTCTGGAAGAACTGCTGGCGATTGGAATGCTGCTGCTTATGTATCATATAATAGTGGTACAGGCAGAGACTTATCTCTAACTTTGTTAGATACAGCAATCCAGAAAATTAGGGAAAATGGTGGCGAACCAAAACTAATCTTACTTGGACATGACCAGTACTTTAAGTTGGAGAGGATTCTAAACTCCCAGCAAAGGTATATGGGACAGGAAGAGTATCAGGTTGGAGTAGGTTCAGAACGAACTTTCCCGGGTACACGAACAGGTCTAGTACTAGCTACTTATCAGGGTATACCAATACTTCCTGATGCCGATGTGGCAAAGTCAGTTGCTAGTGATGATTCAGTCTTGGGTTCTCATGTATATGTTCTCGACACAGACTACATTGAAATGGCAGTTGCTCAACCTACTCAGTATGTTGAGAACCGTGACTACTTTGCAGCTAACGCTCTAGTAGTTAGGGGATTGCTCTATACAATGGGTGAGATGAGAGTTAAAAACATATTCACTCAGGCCAAGATAGCTGACCTATCTACCTAAACGGCTTGCTTTCAGTAGGGGTGGGGAAAAATCTTCACCCCTACACTTTTAAAAATTTGTACATATAATGGAGGAATTATTATGGCACTAACATTATCGACTCCCGGAAATGCTCCAGATGTTGCAGGAGTACCGGGAAATTTAAAGTATGTTATTAAGAGAGTTCTATTCGATAGCTCTTATGCATCTGGTGGAGAATCATTAACAGCAACAGACCTCGGACTAGAGTCTATACATATAGTGTTAGCTCATGGTGAGGACTCTGGATATGTACCACAGTATGATTATACTAATAGTAAATTAGCTGTTTATGAGGCTGGGGCTGATGGAGCTGCATTAGATGAGGTAGCTTCAACTACTGACCTATCAGCTTTCTACGCTAGAATTATAGCATACGGACGATAACTAAACTTAACTGAGTATCTGTATAACTATGGTAAATACAACTCGTAATGAAATAGATTTAGCTGTTTATATGGAACGGTTAGATACTTATATAGATACTCAGAGTAGGTTAAACATTACTTTATGTAAGGGTTTGGAAAAAGTAAATGACGAATTAGACGAGTTAAAACATTGGCGAACTAAATTTTATGGGGCCAAATCTTTAGCTCTATTAACAGGAATACTCTTTGGTCATGCAGCAATTGTAATGGCTTCAGTAGTGGGACTGGTAAAACTATTTCAAGATTAGGAGATTATAAATATGGCTAACGAAAGACATACTGATGCAAGAGGCTGGGAAATAGATTTTTCAACCAGACAATCTGTCCATCCTTATACAAGATACTATCCGTTTAGAGTTGCGACTTCTACTACAGCATCCAACATATTATCTATTGATAGGGGCGAAACAGCCACTAATTGGGTAACTAATCCTAGAGTTGAGGCATCAGATGTAACTATGTTTACAGCTTCTGGTTCAGCTATAGCTAGAGATACTGGACAGCAATCAGTTGGAACAGCTTCACTTCTGGTTAATCCAGATAACTCAGATGCAGACGAAGGATTCTATTGGACTTCTCCTACAATACCTTTCAGCGTTAATCCTCAACATCTATCGGTTAATGTAGAACATAGAGGAGCTTCAGCATCTGGAGCCGTTACTCTTGAGATTATGGATTCCGATGGTGCTATACTTGCTACATCTGGTACAGATGACTTAGCAGCCTCATGGAGGAGATTAACTGCTCAGTATACTATAGCTGGAAGTACAGCAGCAGCAACATACAGATTATCTGTAACTACTACAGCCCAACATAATATTAACTTCTATGTTGATAAGATTATGTTTGAGGTACGAGAAGACACTACAGCAGTATCTACATATGTGGATGGTGCTAGTGGAATTAACTATGAATGGACTGGAACTGCTAATGCTTCCACTTCAATTAAAAAGCCAGCCTTGGCTCAAATTAAAGGTATTAAGATAACTAATGAGTCTACAACATCTGGAGATATACTTTATCTAGCCTTTGATACTACAGCCTCATCTTCAACTGGAATACCTATACTACCCGGAGTTGCCACTTCAAGCCAAGGAGTGTTTGAAACAAATTGGCCTCTAGGATTTACTTCTAATGTTTCTATAGTAGCAGCCCAAAATACTCCTACAGTTAGTGGAGTTATCTGGGGCACACATTACGTTTAGGGGGAAATATGACTACAACCCCAACTGATTGGAACAAAGAATTATATTCATGGAACTCAGATGATGCCGAGATAGTCCTTCTTGAAAAGGCAGAACAGTCTGGAAGAACTACCATGGAAGATATAGCAGATGCTTTGGATGAGTATAAAAGACTTTGGCAAGCTGGTATAGCTTCAAAAGGTGAAACTATGACCCTAGCTCGTGCCTTCCCTGATGCTCCTGAATATACAGAAGCTGTTGGAACCTTTGGAGATACAGAACCTTTAATAGTAGGTGGCCCTGCATCTGTGGAATTGATTGACCGTGAAGGTCATATGATTACTACCAACGCTTTACAGAGAGCCTTTAAAAGATATATGGCAAACTTCCGTACTAGGAATGCTATGGTACTTCATTCAGATGTTCAGGTTGGTTGGGCATTACCAGCTTATATAAATAAATCTGGACAGATATTTAAGAGTGGAGTAGATACCAAAGGTTTATATTTTATATGTGAAATAAGAGATGATACTAAAATTGCTGGAAGAGTTCAGGAACAAATAAATCAAGGCAAGCTTAAAAGTTATTCTATAGCTGGCTCTGCTACAAAGACTCAGAATATGCAGAAAGGTTTGATGCCATACATGCAAGTAGATGAAATGGAACTAGCCGAAGTAACTGTATGTGAGAAAGGAGTTAATCAAGGAGCAGGGTTTGATTTGTTAAAGAGTACTTATAAACCTACTGACTCTTGTATTGATGGTAGCTGTTTAATTAAATTAGAAAAACGAGAAGAAGAATTACATGACCCTATAAATTTGGAGGTGGAACTTATGGAAAAAGAAAATGGAGATATAGATTTCGTAAAATCTTTTGAGAGCTGGAGGAAGATACAGAAGTCTGAGGATTGCCCATGTAATGAATTTGGTCATGATTCTATAGAAACTTTTACAGATATATTAGCTAAAGCCAAAGACCCCCTGCATGATAAGTCTTTTACTACCTTACAGAATTTTGAGGGTCGTACTGAAGAGCATCATCAATTACTTAGAGAGTATGGATTCCCTTCAGAACAACCAGCCGAAGGTTCTAGGTATACTCCTGTAGTTGAAGTAGATACTAATGATTGGGGGATACCTATAAACAATCGTCCACCATGGATTGTTAACGAAGCTGGTGAATCTTTAGGAGATAGATTAGACGAGGACTCTCCTGATTATTCTAAGTCAGCCCAAGCTAAAGCTAAAGAGGCTGCCGAAAGAGCAGGACATCCTTGGTACTCAGCAGAGATTCCTGTGACTAAACAGTTCTTTAACTACATGGATGATGTTACTGGAGTAGAAGTACCTGCTGATTTTCAACGACAAGCATACAGTCAACCTTATGATGGAGAAAAAAATCTACCTATTACTAGTTGGTTAAAAGATACTAGTACAGATGATGAAGAGAAACCTGCTCATCAATTTGAGAAGTCTTGTGGATGTGAAACATGTTTTCAAAAGTTAACTGATTACAGAGGAACATTCCAAAAGACTGTTGAGAATCCTTTTGCTGTAGCAACAGCATAAGCAAAGGAG